ATATTATTTTTTTTAATTTATTTTTACAAAAAATATTACGTAAAACTTTTTTAAAAATGTCACCGTAATTAATCAAATGACAGAATCATTTTCAATTTTATTAACAATAGGATGATTTATTCGCCATTCTTTTGCTTTTTTTATTAATTCTTCTTTGTGCTGTAAATAATAATTCCTAAAATATCCCTTTTTATTTTCAATATATTCTTTCATTTCTTCAAAATTATTAAGTACTACACGTGGAGTTTTAGAAGTATTATTTCGATGATAGTATGCTAAAGAATTTTTACGTCGCTGTTCTTTCAATCTTTCTTGTCGTTGTTCTTCAGTTAAGTCTAATTTAGGTCGTGGCATCTTCTTTATTATATATATACTCAAGTTTTTAAATTATTTTTTTCATTTTTTAATAAATCATTAAAAAATGGAACATTGGAGGGTTTGGAACGTTTTTTTCAAAGTCTATAAAATTTCTTTCTACTTTTTATTTATTGGAATAAATTTTTAGAAAATCAAAATACCCTCCAAACGTTCCAACCCTCCATTTACTTCTTATTAGAAGGATGTTCAGGATCGTGAATAGAAAGAGGAGATATTTTAGGAATAATGAATTTTTTATGTGGAATAAAATTTTTTGATGTAGCCGAAGGAACTATAAATTCAGATACAACGTCTTCCTTCTTTTCTTCTTCTTCTACAATTATTTCTATAGTAGATACTACTTCTTCCTTCTTTTCTTCTTTTGGTTTCATCTGTGTTAATATCTTTTTAATGGATGGTTCAACCTCTACTTCAATGTCAAAATCTTTATACAATTCACTCTTTAATTTATCTCTATTAACAATAAATATGTTAGAAGATGCATCGTGCTTATGTGAAATACCATACGATTCGAATGCTTCCATCCTCATTTTGAAAGCCTTACTCGTAATTTCATCTTTCGCCTTCAGAGTATTCTTACGCCATTCACTGTATAATTCAAATAGTTTTGATGAAGGAAATTTAAATATTTCTGTTGGAATGGTATGACCACTCTTATCTCTTACAATTTTTCCTTCCAAATCCTTCTTATTCGTCTGGTATTCTTCAAACTCGTCATTGTTGTATAATAGTTTTTCACGTAGAAAATCCAGTTCAACAGGCATCGAGAATTGAATGAGAGATTTATAGTATTTTGTCTTTGGACGATTGTCTCTTAAATTATAATTTGTCAAATTAATACTCAATAAGTAATCCGCAACATCTTTGATAAAGTTATTATCATTTAACTTCGCATAAAATTTCGTCCAGTACTGACTATTTGCTTCAGGGTCTTCTAATCGTTTCTCACTTACGTGAAAGGCACACATACGTCTATCTGACTTTTCAATAAACATCGACATAATATTATTTGTTGTAAAGACGATTCGGTCAGTAGATTTGACTTCGATCGGATCAAATCCTTTATGTGTAATACGACGTGTATGACTCGTAATAAATCCTTTCACCTGATCCGCAATTGTAGAGGATGTTCTCATATTAACCTCTGCTATTTCAAAGAATAATTTATACTTTGCCACTGAATTAAACTCGTGAAATACATCACCATTTGCAGTAGGTGTTTCTGTTGCGTACACACAACGTGTACCGAGTAGTTTTCTCATTGCTTCTGTTAAGGAACTCTTTCCAGTACCCTGTTTAGAGTATAAAATAAGTGAAATTGGTGTTTCACCTTTAAAATCAGGATTTTGGAGAATATCTGCAACCCAACGTTCCATCCATTCTACATAATTCTCATTGTCTTCTACAAGACCTTTTAGATATTCTCTAAAATACTCAATATTTTCTTTTTTCTGTTCATCGGTAGAAGAAGATAATAAATTATTGAATCGTAGTGTAGGAAATGCATAATACATATTCTTCTTTTTATCTTCCTCTTTTACACAAGAATATTCAATATCTTCATATTTACGTTTTTCAGAATCAACGTACCACTCCTTAAAGAAATCAACTGCACCATCGAACAAATCCTCATTGATCGTACTAAAGTTGCCTTTTTCATACGATTGTAAGTCATTATTATCATCATCGTCTTTATTATCAGGATTACAATCTCTAATTCGATGAAATAGTTTCTTACCAGTATTTGTTTTAAAATGAGTTCGTTCAAACCACTCACGACGTGCCTCGTATGTTAATGGAGTTTTTGAAAGATACTTTTCCTCCTGTTCAGGTGTGAGTTCCATTGGTTTAATCTCGAGTTTCAATTTGTATCCAGTTTTCGAATGAATATGAGATTCAAGTTGTTCGACAATTTCTATAATATTCATCTCTTTGTCGACGTGAAGACCATCAAATATAATTGCTCCTACAGGGTATTTAATTTTACGGTCTTTACCGATACGACAGATTTCAGTATTAAGAACATCGATAATTTTTCTTTCCTCATCCTGATATAATAAAGCAGAGAATGTCCCTATCCACGCTTCCTCTCCTTTCGATTCTTTGTTTTCTACACAATAATTACGAATATCTGCGTATTCTTTCATTTCTACTAACTTCTCCAAATTATCGTGAAATTCCTTTTTTAACTCTTCTACGACTGGTGGTAGAGTATATTTTACTGAAGGATTGAGTTCCCAGTAAATACTCTTCTTACCCGATCCACAGAAGAAGATTTCAATCATAATGTCTTTTGCAGTAGGTCGCCAAACACCAAGATGATTCATAATCATTTGTAAGAACTCTTCACGACGATCAATGTATAATTCAAGAAATTTTGTAGGTAGTTTATTCTTCTTAAAGATTCTCAACATTACACATCCTGATGCATTTGAAATATCAAGATCATCATACTTATCTTTAAAGAGGGCATTACGAATTTCACAACGCATCAACGTACCTGTATAGACGGTTCGATACTTTGTTTTAACCGCAAAGTTTTTAAAACGACCAAATTTTTCTACTTCATATTTTACCTGAACATATCCAGTTTTCTCGTCAATCTTCTCCTTATACGACTTTAATGCTACTTTTTCATAGGAAGTAAGGTGTCCTGATGCAAGAACTTTCTCGATGTTGGTGAGACTCGGTTTTTCGTACGATGAGATTTTCATTCTATCTTTATATATTATCAAGTTTTTAAATTATTTTTTCATTTTTATAAAAAATGGAATCAATTTTTTTGACAGCAAATCAAAAAATATATACCGTAGAGTTTATTATCGAGTTTTTTTATTGAAAACTTGATAATTAACTTTTTGGAGGGTTGGAACGTTTGGAACGTTTTTTTCAAACCCTATAAAATTTCTTTCTACTTTTTATTTCTTGGAATAAATTTTCTGAAAATGAAAAAACGTTCCAAACGTTCCAACCCTCCATTTTCAATTTGCGAATGGATAATTTGAAATAAGTAGTTCAACTACTTTTCTGTGTTTTAACCTATATATAGTTGTTGCTTTTTTAATGTAGAATCCCTTAAATAAATCTCTAATTCTTTTACTATTATTTACACTCATTAGAAATTTCCCCTTAATAGAAGAGAGTATTCTAAATAATTCGTCAAAATCAATATCGCTGTAATCTGAAAGCGTTTTATTAGTATCCTCATAAGGAGGATCTAAATAAAAAAAAGTATTAGGAGAATCGTAATCGTGTATTACTTTTTTATAATCTTTATTAAGAATAATAACAGATGAAAGACGATCTGAATATGATTTAAAATCTTTTTCTACTTTTCTGATTTTATTATCATCGCCTTGAAATGTTCTTTCTCTCGCCATAAATGATAAAAGTGTAAGAATATATTTACGTATTATCTTTCCAATATCTGATACTGGGTGAAATTCTTTTATCTGTAAGAAGTCTTTTTTAGTATAATGTCCATTTATTATTTCTTGCAGTTCTTCTGGATATTTTTTGACTAATTTATACAATGATATTAATTCACTATCGGAATCATTAATAATTTCTTTCTCTGATGGTTCTTTATTAAAAAAAACGCTTCCTCCTCCTACAAATGGTTCAACATACACCATATTCTCATAATTTTTAGGAAATGAATCAATTACTTGTGTGTACATATAATATTTACCACCTTGTCGATTCTGTAGTGGGTGCACTCCTCCATACAAATCCATTTATTATTATAGGTAGATAATATTACAGCAATTTTAAAAATTGTATTTTATAAAGTTTTTTAAATTAAAACTTTATAATGGAGGGTTGGAGGGTTTGGAACGTTTTTTCATTTTCAAAAAATTTATTCCAATAAATAAAAAGTAGAAAGAAATTTTATAGACGTTGGAAAAAACGTTCCAAACCCTCCAACCCTCCATTTATAAAAAAAATTGAAATAGTAAGTAGAATCTAAAAGATATACCATTAATAGAATAGAATAATGGCAGAGTTTCATCATCGTCTTATGGAAAAGCGTGTAATTGATACACTCATATTAATGTTAAAACAATCCAGAAATGAACGATACGAACCAGATGAAGATATGAAAAAGAAAATCATAGAACTGTATGAAGTATTAGAAAAGGCAATAGATTATAAGAAAGGTATTAAAGCAAATACTCCATCATCACCTTGTCCTTGTGGTAATTGTGAAAATATTAATGAAATAACAGAGTTTGTTCTGAAGGATTCATAAAATTGATTTTCAAAAAATGAAAATTAAAAAAATAATTAAGGAAGATCAATGTCTACTAACGAACAACAACAATCACCTGTACGCCGTACAGGTATGTGTATGGATATTTACACGTTTAAGTGTCCTTGTGGGTATGAGACGAGAGTATCAGATCCACGAGTATTTGAAACGAAAAAAAAACTTCATCGTAAAAAATGTAAGAAAACTTATGTAGGTGAACTTTATAATACCACTGGTATAACCATCAAAATTCATCATTAATTAGTTTATTATAATTATATTATAATAAATCATTACATTATATCAATCTGACTACTAACAATACCATCGGCATCATATCCAGTTTGTTTTTCTATTTCTTTGATATGTTTAAAATATTGTTCCAAATCCATATTCTTTTTTATTAAACACAGCACACGGTAAACACAATGACGACCACAATCATTTATTGATGATCCATCTTTTTGGTATTTGATAGGATTATAAATAACTTTCTGTGTACAACAATCGAGTAATGGTGTTAGTAATTTTCTCCCTTCTCCTAATTCTTTTCGTGTTTCTAATGGAGTCCAATTTAATTGTTTATCGAATAAATTTCCATAAGGATCAAAAAATTCGATCGTCCCAGTCTTACCCTTATTATATCTCATTAAAGCAGTCCAATGACCTTGATTATATGAATCTTCGTATAGAATAATACAAAAATCAGTATCCATAGGAAGTAATTGATTAATAGATTGATACTTACTTAATTGACTGTATTTTAATATTTTACAATTTGGTAGATAATGATGAATTTCATTATCATCTAATGGTTCAGCAATTATTTCTTGTAATTCTGGTGAAGGTGCTTTTTTTTTTGGCATACTCCACTTTATTATATGATCACAAAATAAATCACAAATATTTATTTTCTTTATTTATAATAAATGGTTCGTAAAGGTCATCCAGCAGAGATGGAAGATAGAGCGTGGGGTCTCCACGCCGTTATTGTAAAAAAAACGGTTTCTCCGAATGATGCTGAAAAAATTGCAAGAGATATTATTAAGAAGAATGATTTTAAAAGTAGTGAAACGAAATCATCCTATCGATTCCGTGCAATTCCTAAAACAAAATTTATTCCTAAAATGTTTCGTAGTAAGAAAATCAATAAAGACATTACTCTTACGTTTGGAGAACTAAAACCAGAATTTCAGTCTTTAAGTGGTCGTGGATTTTTCGATTATTTTAAGAAGGGGTATGATTACGTAAAAGAGAAGGTAGGTAATGTTGTTGATTCTGCGAAAGAGTATTTTTCACCACGTTTAGATGACTATAATAATAAAACAAAGGAAATGTTAAAATTGTATGGAAATAATACCATTACTAAAGCAACAATTTACAGAAAACCTGTGGATGCTTATATTCCAGTAGTTCTTAATTTAGTATCACTCGGTAAATGGAATCAAGAAGTGAAAAAGGCTGGATATGATAAATTTTTTCATTTAAGTTTAATTGTTGAATGTGGTGAAAAATTGAACATTGAAAAATTAGAAGTTGTAAGTATTTCTAAAAATATACCACAAGGTGATACTGTTGAAACTCAAGAAGTTAATCTAAATGGAAAATCATTTACTCTTTCTCAATTAATGGAAAAAGCACGTTCAGATGTAGGAAATAAGGACTTTTTTGAATATAATGCGTTTAAAAATAATTGTCAGTCATTTGTTTCGTATTTATTAAAAGGACAGGGTCTTTATGGTGAGAAAGAACAAGCATTTACGTACCAACCAATTCAGCAAGTAGTCGATGAGATGCCTGACTATGTTAAAAATTTTCAAAAAGGACTCACGGATGTGGCTGCCACTTTTAACAAGATTTCAGGTGGAAAAAAATTAAAAGTAGAACATATCCGTGCTATTCTTAACAAGAAAAATACAAAAAAAGCAAAAGAATTACTCGATTTAATTAAAAATATTGATGCTCAAATGGAAACACCATTTACAAGAAAGCATTTGGTTGGTAAAGGCTGGTGGGACACTCTTACTGGTTTTTTTAAAAATATCTTTAATTCCATAAACAAACCATACGAAAATGCTGATGCTTTATTAGGTGGAAGTTATGCTACTGATATTATTAAATGGACTCACGAGAAAGCAATACCATACCTGAATAATTTGGGAGATAAAATTAAAGGAAGAGGAGGTCATAGTGATTCTGGTAGTGATTCTGATAGTGATTCTGATAGTGAATCAGATTCTGATATGGAAGGAGGTAATTTTTTACATACAATTGGAGATTTTGCGAAAGATAATTTCGGATTTCTCGGGTTTGGAAAGAGTAATAGTGCTAAATTTTTATTATTTTTGAAGAAAAAAGAATTGACTGAAAAACCAAATGATTCTGACTTAAAGAAATTATATTTAGAATTTAGTGGGAAAAAACGTCTTCAGGGCGGATCATTTTGGGATGATTTTAAAAAGGGATTCAATATGGTATTTGAACCTGCAAGTAAATATATATTAAAACCATTAGCAACATTAACAGGAAATGTACCAGCCGTTGTAGGATTGACTGCATTAGGATATGGAAATTCCTCAAATCAAGATGATGTAGGAGTGGATTTCGGACAAGATATGCATCCTATTTGGATGGGATCAGGTGAAGGCGAAGGTCATAGTATATGCGATACGTGTGGACAAGAAGTAGGTGGTGCTTCACGAGGTTATTATTTTATGAGGGCATTAAATGCGAAAAATAGTGATAATCCAGCGGTACACAGACGATATGAGAATAGAATTGGAGAAAAACATAATATAGTACAACAAGTTAATAAAAAACGTCGTGTTAGAGAAATTAATGATTCGAAATTCAGAAATTATGATACTACAAAACTAACAAAAGCAACAAAAAATGCTCTTACATTAACTAAAAAACAAACAAATGATGCAGAGATCAAACGATTTCACGATTGGTTAAAAGAAAATGCTCCTCTGTATGAACCACAAGCAAAAGTTAATGGTAAGAATATGGTCGGATTACACGTCATTCAGAATTTGTATGATCAATTTAAACGAGAAGAAGAAGAAGACGAAGAAGAAGAAGACGAAGAAGAAGAAGATGAAGATGAAGAAGAAAAAAAAGAAAATCCTCCTCTACCAAATAATGGACTTAATGTTTATCCTCCCCAACGAGATCGACATCGTTTAGATAATCTTTCAATGGCTTATTATCAAAAAGGAAATTTAGCAGAACGACGAGCAGTACAACAAATAATGATTAATGAAGGATTTACTCAAGCACAAATCAAAACAGCATTAGGCACAGCACGACAACGATTTAAGCGAGCCAGTGATAGAGGAAATCCTATACCATCATTTAGAGATTTACGACAAGGACAAGTCATTAGGTACACAGACAGTGGAAAATCATATCAAATATCAGATGATGTTGCAGGGAAACACGTTTATGCAATCGATAATGGACGGTTAATTCTTATCGTCTAATAAAACTTTTACTACAAAAAATATAAACTTTGTATATAGTAAATATGACCCTTAACTATGACAAGGTCGGAAGACCATTAGCAATAATCGAAGGTGGAACAAAGAATAAAAATAAAATTGTAAGTATTTCTACAGATGAAAAGGAAGAAGATGAAATCACACGAGCATTCCGAAAAATAGATCTACCTAATGATCAGAAATTCCAACAAATTATAGATCCTAACACTGAAAGAAGTATTACTTATATAACAGGGGCTTCAGGAAGCGGAAAATCAACTTATATAGCAAATTTATGCAAACAATACAAAAAAGTATATCCAAAGAATGAAATATATGTTTTCTCCGCCTTAAATGAAGATGAATCATTAGATGTTATTAAACCAAATCGGATTTGTATTGATGAAAGAATGATAAATGACCCATTAACAGTAGATGATTTTAAAGATTCAATGGTAATTTTTGATGATATTGATGTGATTTCAAATAAACATTTGCGTGAATCTGTGTACCAAGTATTAAATGCTCTTCTCGAAACTGGTCGTCATACGAGAGGTTCCGTTTGCATATCAAATCATCTTCCAACAGCAGGAAAAGACACACGTCGTGTTCTAAACGAAGCACATTCAATTGTTTGGTTTCCTCATTCTGGTTCAGGAATAGGAATGAGACGATTATTATGTGATTATCTGGGTTTAGAAAAAGATGTTAATAAAAAACTAAAGAAAATGAAGACAAGATGGTGTTGTCTATTCAAAAATTATCCTCAAATATTAATGACAGAACATAATATTTGGTTGTCTGCTGATGATGATTAAACCTATTTAAAGACTTTTTTACTCTGTGTATATTTCCGGTAAAATAAGATGTTTTTTTTATTTTATCTTTGTATAGATAAAATAGATGTGTGCATTCAAAAGAGACTATGATTTTGGACGAGAACAAGAAATTCTATTACTACCACGACTAAATGATTTCTTCAAGGATAATATTAAACCAACTGATGATAAGTTTCATAAATACGACTTTGAAGGGAATAAATGTGTTTATGAATTGAAAAGTAGAACCTGTAAAATGGAACAATATCCTACCACTCTACTTCCTGTGGACAAGGTGATTAAAACTAAAAAACAAATATTTCTGTTTAATTTTACGAATGGTCTTTTTTATATTGAATACGATGAAGAAGTCTGGAAAGACATTGAAATTGCTTCTTTTCGTCGTTTTCGTATTGGAGTCAATGATTTACAGAAACCCTATTATCATATTCCAACTACTCTTTTGAAAAAAATTGTTTAAGAATGAAAATGGAGCATTGGAACGTTTGGAGGGTATTTTGATTTTCAGAAAATTTATTCCAAGAAATAAAAAGTGGAAAGAAATTTTACAGACTTTGAAAAAAACGTTCCAAACCCTCCAACCCTCCATTTTATAACACACCGACATATTATTTTTTTATCTATCCTTTTTTAAAATAGATAAAAAAATAAAAAAAATAATCTTATAGTATAATAAAGAAATATGAGTGCTGATATAAAAAAGGTTTTAGTACTCGATGATCGATTAAATTGCTCGTCAGAGATTACCTACGCAGTTCAAAAAGGTGGTCAGTCAATGAACCCTTCTGCTTTTCAAGCAATAAGTGCCTCTACTTCATCTCACGTTTATAACATTCAAGTGCCAAGTGAGCAAACTCTTATTGACCGTCGTGTTCTCTGGACATCCTCTGTTGTTCTATCCATTACTGGTACTGCTCCCGCAGGTCAATTTCTTATTAACTACGGCTTAACTGATGCTTTGAGTGCCTTCCCCCTTCATCAACTCGTAAATGTGATGAGTTGTGTGATAAACAACAATTCGGTTTCCATCAATTTAAGGGATATATTGCCTTCAATTCTTCGTTTTAATGATAAACGACAATTACAACGTTATAATGGTTATACTCCTGTTCAATTCGACACGTATAACTCTTATGGTGATGCTGTAGGTGCTTCTAATAATTCTCTCGGTGCGTGGGCTAATACGGCAGATAATGATTTGAATAACCGTGGTTCGTGGGTTCTCGATTATGTAAATATGAGTGCGGATGGTACTGGTACTCTCCCACCTGTTTCTACAGGGGCTGCCCAGACTATTTATGTGAAATTCACTGTAAGTGAACCGCTCCTCATTTCTCCATTTATTTTCTGTAATCCATCAAGCAATAACCAAGCCTTTTATGGTATTCAAAATATGACCTTTACAATGTCAATGGGTGATGCTTCTCGAGTTTGGCGTACTGCTTCTTCATTTGTTAAAACTGCTTCAGTCGTTTCATATTCAAATTCTCAACTTTTGTTTAATTTCATCACGGGGCATCCGAGTTTGATGCTTCCAAGCCGCAATGTTTGCGGTTTTCAAGAATTTCCGAGATATATTACTAATTTTGGTTCTTCCCTTGCTTCGGGAGCATCTTTTTCATATAAGTCCTCTACTTTGCAACTCAATCAAGTCCCGGATAAACTTATTATGTTTGTACGTAAAACAATGAGTACTCAAACTTCTGCTGATTCTGATTGTTTTCTCGCTCTTTCTGGTGCAAATCCTCTTTCTATTAATTTTAACAACGTATCGGGTATTTTAAGTTCCGCAAGCCAGTATGATCTTTTCAGATACAGCGTAGAAAATGGCTATAATGGATCGTGGTATGAATTTTCAGGATACGCTAATTTAAACAACCCAGCCACTGGTGCTGGTCGAAAAGTACCTACCAGTGGTGCTATGATCGTATTAGAATTTGGAAAAGACATCCCTCTACAAGAAGATTTTTATGCACCTGGTTCGCTGGGGTCATTTTCACTTCAAGTAAATCTTAACTGTGTAAATCAATCTGCTTCTGCAATCGCTTCTCAAGAACTCGTTATTATTACTATGAACAGTGGCTGTTTCGTTTGTGAAAGAGGTGCAAGTTCGGTTTTTACTGGTCTATTGACAAAGAGCGATGTTTTAGAAACGAGTTCCCAACAACCTTACTACAGAAGCGATGCCGAACGACTCGTGGGCGGTGGATGGTTTGATACTCTTAAATCCGTAATTGGTCGTGTTCTTCCTGTTCTCGCTCCGATGGCTAAACAATATTTATCGAGTACTGGACCTTTAGGAGATACGGCATCAAAAGTTATTTCTGCTCTCGGCTATGGAGCATCAGGAGGAAAAAAAGGAAAATTGGCTGAACGAATGATGATGATGAAATAAAAAATAAAAAAGATAGAAAAAATAAAATATTACTCTATAATAAATGTCAAACGTCGAGATCTCTAAACCAACTATTACGTATCAAGGTACAATTACAATCGCTGTCGCTGCTGCCTCTGGTAGTCTTACTTCTACCGCAACAAATCAATTGTTTGCTGGTGTTTCTAATATTCTCGGTTATACTATTACTTCTGGAGCAAATCCTGGTACACTTTGTCTTGCTCTTACAGGGGCTGCGGGAGTTTCTACTCTTACCGCAACAACTTCTGCAAACGTTGCAGGTGTTGCCCTTGTTATTCAGGTGTACTGGTCTAATAATGCTCCTCCTGGTCTATTGTTAGGTTAAATAACTATTTATCATTTTATTTTATTTATTGACATAAATAAAATATTATTTGAACATTGGAACGTTTGGAACGTTTTTCTGAAAGTCTATAAATTTTTTTTATTAATTTTAAAAGTTGGA